GCTTTTGCCAAAAGGTGGCTTTCTGCGAGAGCTGTATCCTAAACTGGCATATCCTGCTGCCAACAGGGATGAACGTGTCTTGCAGGGCAATGGCAGGGAAGCCCCATTCATCGTTATTTCCATTATAACTGTTGTCTATGACACCCATAGAATTAGCTTGAATAAGTCCTTTCTTCTTGAAGAGGGAGCTGCGAGGCACTACGACAGCCTCAAAGCCCTTTGGCAGCTTCATGGCGACGCCAAGAGGTATTATCTTAAAGTCAAAGACCATATCACGGAATCTTTCAATGTCATTGGTGTCAGAGGATTTCCTTTTGTGCAGGCACTTGGCGTAAGGAGCTTTAAACTCTACACTCTCCGCTGTCTCAAGGTCTATCCAGTCACCCTGTTTTATCACTTTTGGAAGTGTAACACAGTCTTTTGTAAAGACTTTAACCTTTGTCTTCATTTTCTTTCCTGTTAAGTTGTACTAGTCTCGTTATCAATTCACTGTTGGTGGCCCTGAGGCTGTTAACCTGCTTTTGCAGGGAGTCATTCATGGCCTTCAGCTGAAGCAGGGAGCAGTGTTTCAGCACTTCCTCCGCCCTTTTGAGCTTGTCCTCATCCTCCATAAGTGCAATCACCTTTTGGAGGTGTGAGATGGTCTTGTTCTGCCCCTTCACGCAGGCTTTGAGGTCGTGCATTCTCTCCTCGCACTCCTTTGCCACGGCAAGTGCGTCTTTGGGCAGGGTCTTCTTCAAGTCAAGGTAATCCTGCGAGACCTCTTCAAGTTCCCATTGCAGCTTCTTCAAGTACTCCTTCCTTTCATTGTCGTACTTCTTAAAGGCTGCGATGGTGTGTTTGAGCTTCAGGATTTCCCTGTCCTTCTTGTCAAAAAATTGTTCATTCAGCATGGTTTCTGAAACAAATGGGTTAAATCGTTTTCATACCAGCCCTCTTCACCATAATGCTCTATGAGGTAGAACCTTTGGTTGGAGTTTGGGCTGTCAAGTCCGCCAAGCTCCTTCCTATAAGGTCTGAGCTTGATGTAGTCAAGATAGTGGTAAATTTCAGAATACTCCTTAGGCACTTTGTCAAGCCCACAATACCAAGCGGTCTTGACGAACCTACGGGCGAAGAAGAAAAGCTCCATGAGGGCGGGTATCTCATGTTCTCCTCCCAAGAGGAGGAGGCAGGTGACACCCTTATGCTCTTTAAGCATATTCTTCAGTACAGGCCAAGTGAGGGCTTTTCCCTTGTTCTGCCAAAGCTCAGGAGAATGGCATCCGTCACAATGGATTTTGCAGTTGGAGATGGAGATGCCAAGAGAGACCTCATCAGGCACTTCTTGGAACACCTCCTTAGCGTATAAGTATTTAAGCATGTGCGTATATTCTTTGAGCAGCCTCTATCTTCCTGTCGGCACTGAAGGCTTTGATGGGCCTTAAATATCCTATGACTCTCGTCCACTGCGTCATGTTGTGAGAGCCACAATTTGGGCATATCGTAAGAGGCTTCTTGTATATCTTTTTACAGTCATCGCATTGAGTGTTAGGGATGTTGAAGGTGAAGTAATTACACCCCACCTTAACGGCGTACTCCATGACTTTGATGTATTGCTCCTTAGTAAGATGGTCTTCAAGGTTGAGGTGTGCGGCCTGTCCTCCTGAGAGGGCCTTGGCTATGTCACCACCCTGAAGCTCCAACTTGTCAAAGATGGTTGTAGTGTCCTTATGTGCGTCATAGATATAGCTATTGTAGAGGTTTCTGTCAGAAGGCACCCAGTAACCGTCAGCCTTATCCCATTGGTAGTTCTTAGCCCCAAGAGATTCAGCAGGCACAAGCTCAAGGTTGAGCATATACTTCTTGCTGTTATGCCCCTTAATGAAGTCACTGATTACACCAAGCACAAATACGCAGAAGCCCTTATAGTCCTCATTGTTGGAGACTTCAAGACCCAAGAACTCAGCGGCTTCATTGAGGCCATTGATGCCATACGTGGAATAGAGCTTGTTCATGTGTATGTACCCTGCATTGACAGAGGAGAACATCCCTCTCTTCTCCCACTTGTAAAGGATGTTCTTGTAGGCCACTTGGTATTTGTACACCCTTTCAAGGATTTTCTCAAGATAAGGCTTGAAGTTGTTGTAGAAAGCGTCAGGTGAGTTGCTCAAAAGGGCATTCTCCTTAAAGAAATCCTGCACTATCCTGTTGAGATTTAGAGTGATGACATTACAAGAGCCTATCTCTATTCCTGTAAGGCCAGTGGAAGAATTGAACAGCTTTACATCATTGCGAAGCCTACAGCATGAAGCCACAGATTCAGCGTTGTCAGAAGTATAGACGAAGAAGCTGTGCCCATCAGCCCACATTTCAGCGGCGAACTCCTTATACTCCTTGTCAAGGTAGTCTTTGCCGTCATTGAGCAAGCAGAGGGACTCAACTGGGAATGTGAGCAGTGTCTTGGTCCTTTCATTGTTGAACCACCTCATGAACTTCTTTTGCAGGTAAGACACCCTCTCCCATGACGGTTTGCTGCCATCAGGAAATGTGTATTCGCCAAAGAGAGAACGCCAATAATACTTGTCAAAATAGTTGAAATTGATGAAGGGGCATTGATACAGCCTGTTGCCTGCTGGTTGGCAAATGGAATAGACCACATTCTGAAAGCACTGCTCTATCCTTGAGCTGATAGTCGCCCTCTTCAGGCAATAGTCAGTAGTGATGACAGCTTGGTCTTTCAAATGGTAACTCTCCCCCCATTCCTGCACGCAAGCCCAATCAAAGAAGTTGAAGAACTCGGCGAAGCCGACAGCCCCCTTGCACTGGGAAGACAAGAGGAAAGCGAGATTGATGAACTGTCCACAGAAGCTGTCCAAATTCTTGGGAGCTGTAGTGCCCAAGCCATCAAGGGTTGAAGTGCCATGCTCCAAGAAAGGGTACATCTGCACAGCCTTGCAGTAGTAGTCAGGCGCAGGAGTGCTGCTCTCATCATGCGCATAAATGACGTGGTTGCCCAAATCCTTCTCATATTGGTCTGCGACTTCAGGAAAGTCATTTTGCAACTGAGCCTTCATCCTGCTTCTCTGCACCTTCCTGTTGTACACCTTATAGACTTCTCCACCCAAGTTAGCCACATTCTTGATGAGGACATTGGCGTTGGGGTCAGTCTCAGAAGAGGAAGCGGCGTTGTCATTGGACTTTGAGTATTCCTCCATATAGTCTATCCTGTCCTTCAGAAACCTTATCTCCCTGTGTTTCTCCCTGTATATGATGTAAGCCTTGGCCTCCTTGTAGAAGCCCTGTTCCATAAGGTTGAACTCGACTATATCCTGTATGTCCTCAACCGCCCACTGCTCTTTCTTGCTAAGGGTCTCAGCGATGCCGTTAAGCAATGACATTGGAACATCCCCATTATGAGGCCAGTCTGGAGAAGACTTGAAGGCGTTGGTTATGGCCTTCGTTATCTTGTCAAAGCTGAACTCTTGAAATTTACCATTACGTTTTCTTACTCGCATATTTTATTTTTTTAAGTTAATTGTATTGATAGGACAAATAAGACTTATAAGACAAATAGGAACAACAAGACCAATATGTCTGAGATTCCATCGAAGCCTCCAGTCCGCAATAATACAAACCTGCTTACGTTAAGTGTATAGATACAGCCCTGTAACCGCATGAGAATCATTTTTACACTGGCCAGGAAGTCTAACATTAGCGCAGGAAGGAGGCAACGATGAAAATCAGACCACCATAGCATTGGCAATGATGTGTGATGACCATAGTAGGTTTCATCACTACATTCTATTTTCCACAAGCGACAGGCTATGTACTTAGTGTGTTTGCTTCGTTGATTATAGAACTTATATAGGAGAAAGAATGGTAATCATTCTCCAAACAATGAAAACCTTTATCCCTTTAAGGAAGGGTGGATTACAGGCATCTTTCTCATTTTATAGGTCATGATTAAGACCAGTATGATATAAGAGGCCGTATGAAGCTGGTGAGCCAAATCTTCAAATGATGAAGGCAGGACTTCGGCTTAGTCACCTTCAATGTCATTGGGATTTGCGCAAGAGGTTTGACGCTCCTGCTCCCCAATGCTTGCTTCCTCTTTCATTTTAAGGCATTTTATCTCATTCTCGCCATAGGCATCAATGCCATTGGGAACTCTTGGCTTGTCATAAAGATAGCCATAGAGCTCATTGCCTATTTCAAAGGGGTCTCTATACTGGTTTCCCTTGCCATCCGCCAGAGTTCCATAGGACTTGGTAAGCGGAAACCTCCATACGAGTGGCGTAAGGGTGTTCCTGTTCACCACTATGAAGCGGTAGTCGTCAAGAGTGAAGTCTTTGAAATAGTCGTCCTCATCCATCGTCTCCCTCAACACCCTCCAATAAAGGCGGGCCTGCACAGGGTATTGCCATTGGACAAAGCTCTCCTCAAAGTGCCACTCAGGATGGCCTGATGTCTTCAGGTCACAGGGAATTATCCTTTTGTCTTCATAATCCACCAAAGCCAAGTCCATCATGCAACGGTAAGCGATTCCTCCAAACTCACGCTTGAACTTCAACTGGTAATACCTCTGCATTGGGCTGCCGAGCTGATTGTCAGCAAAGAAGCCGCTTGTGGCAGGGCTGTCTTTCAAAGCCCTCACCATTGCACAGGCGGTGTCGTAGGTCTTGGTGTCCACCACCCTCTTCTCCTCGGCTTGTTTGAGGAGGTGATAGTATGTGCCACACCTTTCCTTAAGCACTCTCACCCTGGTGTCATCTCTCCAGTTATTCTGGAAAGAGAGAGCATTGGCAGTGGACAAGATACTGTCATAAGGAAGGCTGTCAAAGTTAGGGCAAGCATTGCCAAACTGCTGGTAGAGGGCTTTGGCTATCTGTCGTTCCTTCTCACCAAGAGAGGGAAAGTCAGCCACGTAATAGAGGGAGGCAAACTCCTCTCGGCTGCCCGTGATTAAGCAGTCCACCAGGCTGCCGAGCAAGAGCGAGGGAGTGTCTATATGGTCAAAGAGATGGCTGAGGTTGTCAAAGCCCTCACGCTCAAACCTTGCCAAAGTGCTGTAACTTAGCGCAGGGTCAGCTCTGTAAGTAGGCTCATCAACCTGCCATGATATGTCGTATAGTGATTTCATTTTTTCAGTTATGAGTTGTAAGTTATAAAACCTATAAGAGTAATAGGACTAATAAGAGTGGAGGGGTTACAGGGACTTGATGATTTCCATTGCCTGAAGGAGTTGCCTCTTCGAGAACACCTCAAAGTAAAGGCTGTTCGGGCAGTTTTGTTCAAGATAAGCCCTGAAGAGCTTTTTCTTTATGGGGAAAGTGCCGCTCTCCAAGCCCTTCAGCTCTATGATTATGTTGCGCCCCTTGTAAGGAAACATCAAATCGGGAGTGTAGGTTATGTTGATGAGCTTCTTCTCGTTGGGCTTCAGGAGCTTGGTGGCACTATCCCTGTCATAGAATGGAACCGTGGGCTTAAAGCCGTTCCAGATGACATACTTCACTGGCTCATACATGACTGGAAAGCCCGCCTCCTTCAAGGTCTTGTAAGCCATCACCTCAAGTTTTGACTTGAAGTGTATGCCGTCATACTCCATGGGGGTTGCGTTCTTGATTTTCTTGTTCATGACATTGGATTGGTTACACTTTGTAAAGCGAAGGTAAGTAGAAAATGAGAACCGCCAAAGGAGGTTACGTGAGTCGTTAGAAGATTGAAGCGCAATCATAAGGAAACCCAAAAGGAAAACGTACATCACCTTACAAGCCATCGACTATCTCACCACAGTGTTCCAACGCCACTTTAAGGAGGGAGTCATTGGTGGTGGAGATGGTAGGCTCGGAGGGCTTCCTTATGAAGAAAGGCCAGTCATGGCTGATTATGGTTTCAATCGGAAAAGCTCTTTGTGGACGGTCAAAATAGCCTCCGACATAAGGTGGATAGACTGAATTTGACATATACAGCTTCAGCAGCTTGTTGCATACGAACTTTTGTATTATGTCCTCACTTCCCAAGAACACTGTAGGACTGAGCCTAAAGACAGGCTTTATGAACTGATAGGTGCAATGGTCGCCAGAAGCCTCCCTGCGCAGTTGCCATGAAGACACATATACTGGTGTGAGGGCATGGTCAAACAACGCTCCTACAGAACCATAATACGTGAAGGGCTTGCCCACTATCTTCAACTTGGCAAGTCCCTGTTCCGTAAAACAGCTCTTAGTGAGTTCACGCATGGAGGGCATCGCCGTCTTGTAAGAGTCACAATAAGTCTTGACGCTTAAATAAGCCACCAGTTTTCCTAAACGCCCTACATCGTTGCTGTTAACAAGGCTAGCGAAGGAGGCCAGCAGAAACACAGGAACCTCAAAGTCACATCTACTGGCATCAAGCTCAAGGGCGTGGGAATATAGGAAAGGATCGTCCGTCATCCTACGCAGACTCCTTATCTGATAGCCATGTTCCTTTTGATAGACGGAAAGCAAGTCATAATTTCCTAATGTTGTCATTTTTCGGTCTTAAATATCATGTTCTGTGAATCATATTCAGTGAAGAAAGGCAGGTCATAAGGCAAGACAGGATTGAGAGAGTTGGCTATGAAATTGACGAGGAGGTTTGTGATTACAGAGCCTATCATGCAGGCGAGATAAGTGGTCTGCTTCAAGGAGCAGACGGTCTCTTCAGCCTGGTAGTCCTGAAAGAGGAACTCCTTGTCATACCTGTTGATGTTGAACTCGTCATCACCAGTGAGGGCGAAGACTTGTAGGGTGTCAATGCTGAGCCTTCCGTCCAAGAACAGGCACTTCTCCCTTTCCTCCCTTGTCTTTATTGCCACGTGCTTACGCCAGGAGTCAAAGAATATGCGCCTTGCCCTCATGCTGTCAAATCCACAAATCATAATGTCACCCGCCTCATCAGAGGAAGTGAACTTGTGAGGAATGGCGTATGAAGAGGCCATGGTGGTGTAGGAGCTTATCATCTTTGAAATGGCGTCCACCTTGTTAAGCCCCATGTCAGACCTTGAAAAGAGCTGGCCTGACATATTGGCGAGTTCAACGGTGTCATCATCATACATCAGCAATGAGGCGGGGCACAGGCGTGCAAGCTGAAACACCGCATTAGAGCCGATGCCCCCCACTCCAGCCACTATTATGTTGGATTTCCGTATCTCTTCATACCATTCAGCTCCTGAAAAACGGGAGGTGGAAGCGTCCACAAGAAGAGACTTGGGATTGGGGGCTATGAAGTTGGGGGCATCAACAGTAGTGTCCGCTGTGTCTTCTATATGTCCTGTATCTCCGTCAGCCAGGTTCATTCCGGGGGCTATGTCCTGAAAAAGTCCGTCATTTATGTTGCTGTTCTCAAGGCTTTCCTCACTACCTTCATTGTCTTCCTCCAACCCCTCATAGTATGCCTCATGTTCATAAGTAGTATCTGAAACAGGAGTTGCGTCAGGCACAGTCTCCGTAGAATGGAAGCCGAGATTGCCAAGTATGTCATCAAAGTCATCGTCAGACAGGACTTCCTCCGTAGGAACTACAGTGACTTGTGGAGGGGAGATGGTGACAGGTTCAGGGTTGTCCTCTTGTATGGCGACATACGTGATGTCAGGAGAAGACACAGCCCTTTGTATTTCCCGCTGGTCAGTGACTGCGGAAAAAGGAGGCATTTCGGAAGATGGGCGTCTTTCAGAAGAGGAGAAGTCAGAGGGGTTCAATCCCGCAGACTCAAGGATGCTGTTCAAATCGTCTGAAATGTTATTCATAGAAGTATCTTAAAAGGATGTCCAGGAAACTTTGCACATAGGCGTTGTCAGCGGTGCTGTACAGGCTGACTTCATCATAGAGAGCCTCCGCCATCATGGAGGAGAGGTAGTCAGGCAGGAGCAAATCGTCATTGGTGTCCTTGTTGAGTGTGACGAACTCATTTATGAGGAAGTCAATCATCCATTCGGCGTAGTTGTCGAAAGAGTCCTTTCCAGTGAAATAGGAGACATAGACTTTGACCATGTTGTTCCTGACCCACTTGTCGAGGTCAATCTTCTCTGGGTTTATGAGGAGTGAACACAGGAAGAGCTTAGCCGCCGCATTATGCACATAGGCATTGTCAGGCGCATGGGCGGCTTTGAACTCCTCATACAGGGCGTTCCACTTCTCTTCATCGTTGTCCTCAAAATCCTCTTTGAAAGGAAGAGGCTGCTCCGTATTAAAAGAAGGAATTGAAGGGGCGGTGTTAATGGGCTTGGAAGAAACAGAAGGCTTAATGACGACATTATCCTTGGCTATGGACGCACTCTTCCTCCTTTGTATCTCGTCAAACCTGTCATCAATGCCCTGGAATGGGTTTGGCGCATCCTCCTTCTCAATGTCAAGCATGAAGTACTCTATGCGAGAGCAGTTCTCCTCCCTATAGGAAGAATTGTAAGGCACTGGAGAGTCAGAGCCGAAGAACTTGTAAACCCCTGTCTCAGTAATCTCCCTCAGCGTGGACACTTTTCTCGTTACGGCTGCGGAGTAAGTGCCTTCATTATTGACTATGAGGGAAACGAAGTTGTTGGTGTCGTTGCCTTCAGAGCGTAGGGTGGCGGTGTCAGTGCTTGAGAAAAACGTAGCCATGCTATGATGTGAATGGACTAAGTTGAGGTCACAGTCCCAAAGTTCATCAATATGCTCCGCTATATAGGCGGTGATATCAGGAGTGTTCTTGAACTCCGTATATGTGGAATTGCCCAAGTCCATTGGGAAGATGTCCACACAGGTTATCACCAAATCCTTGTTCTCGAAAGAGCCTGTATGGGTGGTGAAGAGTACTCCTGACCACTCTGTGGACGGGAACTTGCGTTGCAGATACCTGATTTTGGCCTCCACGGAGACTGGTATCACCATCCTAAAGGAATCGGACATCTTCTGCAATGGTGGCAGTGGCGGTGTTTGAAATTCTTGTAATGGCGTGTTCATTGTTGTACCAATAGTTTAAATGTTGAAGAATGACCTGTAATATGTGCATGGCAAGGTCGGAATTGAGTATATGCACCTGTGACATGATGGAGTCTTGCATGTCAATGACAGAGATGGTCTTCTCCTTACCCTTGAAGGTGCAGATGTGAGTGCCTATGCCGTCTGTGAGGGTTTGGACGGAACGGATGGAATAGAACTTGCCCTGATTCACATAGCAGGAGACAAGCACAGAGCTATTCAAAAGTTGGTCAGAGGTTTCAGGAGTTATAGAAGAAGACCCATTATAGAAGTCGATGAAGGCGTTGGAGATGTCAAGCATGAAGTCATAATAGGACATTCCTATGGAGAACCCTCCATTGGAATATGAGAATTTCAGATGCCCTTGCGTCAGATAGAGCTTAACAAAATCCCCAAGTGCGTTCTCCCCAAGGCAGCGTACAAGAGAGGATTTCTTGTTGCTGACGTATGACTTGGAAGGAGTGTAGAAGTCGCTTCTTAAGGGGTGGTTACGGTCATATCTGCCAATTTCATTAAGGCATATATAAGGACCTCCACTTATGGACTCCACGGTGACATAAAGCGCAAGCTCTTGGCAGAACAAAAGCCAAAGGGAAGCGTCACAATCTTCCCTTAGGGAGGAAATGGTCTGACGAATAGGCCCATTTCCAAGACAGGGCTTTACGAACTGGCCTAAAGAGCATGGTGAAAGTCGTGGGCAGTGGGAATGCATATAGTGGCTAAAGAACTGCTCCTGCGTGTAAGTGGAGCGGTTAAGCCTAAATCCATCCGAGCTGTAAGGTATGCCGCCATAATAAGTGATGGGTATCTTAGCGTAAAGGTCATAGATGACCACGGACTCATCAAACTCATTGCTGACGGTGACGGATGGCCACCAGACCATGATTGTGGGCATTTTAGTGAAACCGCCTTTTATTGTGGGCCATTCCGCCTCCCTCACATCATATTGTGGAGGATGGTCTTCATCTTCAGGCAGGAGATACCTTTCCACCACGGTTTTCAACGAGTCATCAGATGGAAGGTTCTGCAAGTCAACGTACTGTTCCCCGAAGAACTCTGAGAACGTTGAGTACACCTCGTTCACTGACTGGCAGAGCCTGTCCTTTATTTCTGGCAAAGTGTATAGCATAAAGAAGTTATGAGTTATGAGATGGCTATTGCTTGTAAAAAAATAAGGGAGGACAAGAAAAGCTCTCATCCTCCCTATGTCTTCAAGAATATGTGACGGACTTAGATTTCAGCGAGCATGTCGTCAATCTCATCGTCAGAAACCTCAAACTCTGGCTCAGGAACATACTCCTTCAAGAGTGTGATGATAGCGTGAAGGTTTGAAGTTATGCCATCAAGATGGGAGGTTAAGACCTTCAGCACTTTCACGCAGCTTTCATACTGCTCCTTAGTGAGACAGCCTGTGCCATCGTTGGCTTCCTCTTTATTCACTGCGCTCTCCACCGCACTTTCCTTTTCCTCTTCAGAGGAAGATGGTGAGGTGCAGCCACAGAGGAACTCTTCAAGACTGGCTGTGGGCACTTGCGTGAAGTTCCTGCCAAACTTGTCCTTCACCTCTTCCTGCAAGTTGCGGCTTTTGACGAGGTTGTACGCCTCTTTCCTGTCCATCCCCGAAGAGATGTTCTTACGGGTGTTGGTGAGCAGTATCACAAGGTTGTTGGTGAGTTTTCCCTTGTAAGGTATGTTTGTAGGCAGTGCGAAGTCATCTTCAGTGAGGGTGGTCTTCGTGATGCCCTCCGTGAATGACATCCCTGAATAGTCAATGGCATTGGCGGCGAGGGTCTGCTTGAGTTCACCAAGCGTGGTGGCGTTGGTGGTAAGTTTGTAACGCTTTTGGGTTTTGGTGTCGGCCACCATGATAGTTCTTTCCATAAAATTGAAAAATTAAATGTTTACAATTAAGAAATTTGATAAGAGTGATAAAACTAATAGGACTTATAAGACCTACAAGACCAATAGGACAGATGGGACTAATGGGATGGGCAAGCTTAATCAAAGAGGGACTTGAGCTTTTGGAAGTCCCGCTTGTCAGACAAGGACTTGTAGTAGTCGGAAAAGTCCTTTTCCTTGCCAAGATTGGGGATTACATTGATGAACCCCGTCTTCTCGGCGAGCCTCTTTGAGTCCTCCATCCCTACGGTGTCAGTGTCAAAGGAGATGAATACCTTTTTGAACCTCCGCCTTAGCTCATTGGCGGCGGTGTCAGAGATGCCGTAGCCCTCACCTTGCAAGGCAAGGGCGGGGATGTGGAGCTGTGAGGTGACGCAAAGAGCGTCTTTGAGAGAGGAGCAGATGACGACCCTTTCACCAGACTTCGGTATCTTAGTCCAAAGGGAGATGACAGAGCCGTCCATCTTGCTGCACCATTTATGGCCCTTCTTGTTGAATGGCTGATAAAGTTTGAGTTGCAGCCTCTTCTCCTTCCTCTCGACAAAGACATAGGCGTACTTGTCAGCCAAGAAGACCATACGCCTGCCCTTATCGGAGGGTGAGTCCTTAACCGTAACCACCTTATGGGACACTGGGTAGATTTCGGCGTAAGAAAGCCACAGTGGTTCTACGCCGTAGCTTCTCCAGTAGTCATAGTCAAAATCCCGCCAAGCCCTCACTTTGACCTCCAACTTGCTGAACTTGTTGTGCTCAGACCGTGTGAAGGCCTTTGCCTTATGGAGGGGGATGTGGATGTCCGTGGAAGATGAGAGGTCAGAATAGACGCGGTCAAGTGCCTGTGTGAAGCTGCATCTCCAATAGGCGCACAGCAAGTCCATAAGCCCCCCATTTGCGCTAGTGGCGTAGTCAATGTAGCGCACATGGCCCTCCCTGTTCACATAAAGTCCGAAGGATGGGTTGTGGTCTCTCCTCAAGGGGGAGGAGACGCAGCACGGGAGGCTTTTCACGTTGAAGTACCGCATAAGGATGTCTGCCTCCTTATACTGGCTGAGGACATCAGAAATTGATGCGCTGCTGTGTATCTTTCCGACTACCATAAGTTAGTTGTAGGTTATGAGTTGCGAGTTACGGTCTTTTCACCAGGGGAGGCCATCGTCAGCCATCTCTGAAGAGGTTGGAGCTGAAGAGAGGTCAGTGGGCTTTATGGAGTACTCCTGAAGCGGGCATATCTTGTACTCTATGTTTGAGAAGCTCCCTGCGTTCTTGGAGTTGAGGAGCTGCGTCTCAAGCCGCTGAAGAGCCTTTGAGCTGGCACTGTTGCGGAGGATGAAGCCATTGCGGACACATATAGCCTGGAACTGGCCTTTGTCGGAAGTGGTGACTCCATAGAGGAGCTTGACCTTGTTCTTCGGCATGAGGGCTATGGCTTCACGGATTTCAGACACATCGCCCTTAAAATAGTCCTTTATATGTTCAAGGCGGAACTCATAATCCTGCGGATCCTCTTTAAGCACCCAAGAGCCGTCAATGTAGTTGAAGGCGTCCTCAATGTTGAGGTAGGTTTTCAAGAAGTCCACCAAGTCAGCCTCTCCACGGCGAGCCATGTGATAGTCAAGGGCTATCTTGGCCTCCCTGCCAGAAGCCGTGAGGAGTTTCTTGTTCATCTTTGCGTCTTCAACGGCCGCCCAAGTGGAATTGCCATAGCGGTCAATGACCTGCACCTTGGTCTTGTCTTTGTTGTAGGCCACCTCGTCATAGAGGAAGATGGCCGCCTTGTTGATTACCTCTATCCCATTACACTGTTCAGGGTCAGTCTTTACGATGAAGTCTATGCGCACAGATGGCACATCGCCGTCACTCTTGGTGTATTCAGGCTCATTGGCGATTTCATGCCCATAGATTGCCTCAAGCTGCTTTTTGTCAGGATTGACCGCAAGGACATAGGACGAGCCCACTCCAACGTACTTCTTGAACTCTTGTGACTCCGTTGATTCATGCGTCTTGCCAATGGCAAGGAAAGTGTAGTTGTGCATTTGTCTTTAAATTTTTAAATTAAATGATTGGTATTGCTGAAGGGCGGCGGGACTTGCCATGCCAGCAAGCCCGCCATCCTCTCGTTATATTCAGGCGTTGGTCTCCACAAGGGCTTCATTCATCTCCTCCACAGGATACGCTGGCTCTTCGGAGATAGGCTGACCTGCCTCCTCCACACCACCGCCGTCTTCATTGATGAGGGCTTGTGAGACCGCCCTGTCTTCAGGAAGGGTGATGACATACTGGGCGTTATCCTTGTCAAACTTGACGCAGGGGTTAGGCTCGTAGGAGGTCTTCTTCAAAGGGCGGCCATCCTTGTCAGACTTGCCAGGAACTATGATGACTTCACGGTGTATGAGGGCTTCAGTGCCAAGCCCTCCGCAAAGTGCCTTTATGCCATGCTCAAAGCCCTCAATCTGGTCATTGAGTGACTGGTACTCCGTGGCAAGCTCCTTTATCTTCTTTTGGATGGTGTCCTTCTTTTGCACCATCGGCTGGACGCTTTGTGCGATTCTCTTCACTGTAGCCCATTCACGGACTGAAATTCTTTTTTCCATTTTTGACTGTTTTTTATTAATGTGATTGATAGTGTGTGTAAAACCTATGTGGTTTATTTCATGTTGTAGTACTTTCTAACCGTGTCATCCACAAGTTTCAGACTATTGGGAATTTCAAAGTCCGAGAACATCCCTAACGGAGTCTTGGCAGACGAGTGGCTGGCTTTGGTTTGGAAGAAATACTTGTTCTTGCCTTCATTGCCATACTCCACGTGGGTCATAAGAACTATAGGATAAAACCCTTCAGGCTGTGTTTTGGTAAGTTTCTTGCCAATGACGCTGAAGACCAGTTTTTCCGTACCATCCTGTTGGGTTTGGAGCATTGTATGACCAAAGACATATACTATTTGGTCATCACGAAGAGTGGTGTTACAGAGCATGTTCAGCTCAATTACATCGTTGGCAAGGTCCCGCCATTGATCGAAACTAAGTTTACGCCTGTCATTAAACTCCTTCATGGCAAGGTAGATGTTCACGGTGTCTATTGCCACGGATTTTATCTCTGGAGTCTTGGCGCAATAGGTGAGAGCTTTCCTTATTTCATCAAAGTTGGTAGGCTCCAAGTAATTGTGCTTTTCCTTGCACCACATTCCTCCTGGGAAAGGGAGGGTCTTCCTGTCAAGGTTAAGGATGAGATGAGTTTTTGGATCCATCCCTTGATAGTTTTCCAAGTCGAAAGAGCCGTCAGGATTTATGATTGTGGATGTGGTCTTGCCATCGCCTGAAGCTCCGAGAATTGCGATAATTGTTGCCATAATTTATGTTCTTCTACTCTAAATTTTAAGTGTCTGGCTGCAAAGATAACCAAGTAATGTTGCAGCTGAAATGTGATTTTGCCAAGCGTTAAAAGATTGGAGGAAGTCAGTTAGAACCGCTATTCCTTGCGATAAGGTCATAGACCCTTTGCAATTCCAAAGCATTGTTCGCAGAAGGGAGCGGGGCAAAGAAATTAGTTGCGCCGTCAAAGTACAGCCCTATCATTCCATTGCTTTCCCCTTCCCTTGACAGCACCACTTCCAAGAACCTTGCATACCCACGTAATTTCGTGATGTCATATCCAAAATAAGTGGGTATTTCAAAAGAGAAAGGATTAGTGATACCAAGCATCATGGAACACGCTTTGCCTGGGTCCTTGGAATCCGCAATGCCGTTGAGGGTAGGCCTGATTTTATTGGACTTGAAGGCGTCAAGGCTTATGGTCTCAGAGTTTTGCTGAACCACCATGACGGGGGTATAATTGTATCTATTCCTAACAATCATGTGGTACTCTGTTAGTTTGTCTATCGCCCCTTTAAGGGTCTGGGTTTTGAGGTTGCTATTAGACTCAATGGCTGTAAGTCCTGCGTGATCCCAAATAGAAATGACATATTCGTTTTTATCCTTAGGCTCATAATAGTCGAAGGCTTCCTTTTCCTGCCTCACTCCAGTCTTCTTATTCTCTACTATCACAGTCTTTTTGTGGATGGTGCCTGCCTCCTCCGCATATCCGTTAAGGTCTTTCCAATATCCAGTTGGATTTCTTGCGCTCATAAAATGCACATGGTCTTCAAAGAACCTTAATATGCTTTGGTATTCCATGGTGTGCAGTGTCTTCAATATTCTCTCATCCACAATTTTATCATTGTTGATTGACTGTAAATCAAGGGGGGATATTCTTATTTTACTCATAGTGTAGAGCAGGTAGGATATAAACCTAAGGGTCACTTTCTCAATCGCTTCCTCCAAAGCATAATAGAATATCTGAATCCTTATTTTCTCTGGATGCCTGTAAGCGTAAAGAATGGGAGTATATAAAAACAGGAAATTGGTCAGCTGGCTTTTGCCTCCTTTGCTGCTTCCGCTCATCAAATAGAATTTTCCTTGTTCTACGCCTGGGAAATCCCTGCGAAAGGAAGGAAAAGGGAGCGGTATGCAGTTGATGCCTCCACTAAGGACTCTCTGCCTTCTCTCTTCAAGGTTGTCAAGGATTCTGCTGACGAGGCTCATTGGCTAAGCAGCTTGTTTTGGTACTCCACTTCCTTGTCAATGCATTTCTCATAGGCCTCCGCAGTTTCAGCGTAAGCACCAAGAAGGGTATTGCAATGTTTTGCGAGCATCCTGCAAAGGGTGTAGCAGAAACGGTAGGCTCTCCTCTTAGCCCTGCTCTCTGCAAGGCGTGAGCCTATGATGGGATTGTAGCCATCGGAGGCAGACTGCACTGCCTTGGCCGAGACGGTAAAATCTATTATTCCATGCGAGCCACACTCAGCATTGACGCAGGGATGCGTCTCTGCCCACTGCTCTATTGCCACTGGCAAATAGCCGATTGGGACATACCCTCTTAGGGTGCAGACCGTGCAACGTTCATAAGACTTGATTCTTTTGTCCGTAAATTTACATTTAATCATAATCGTAAGTTTTTTAATGTGGTTTTTGCTGTCCCATCCTTTTCCATAAATCGGATACGGCTATCCAAAACAAAGACAGCAATGCGGCCATCAGAGCTATGATGACTATCACGATGGCCGCCAAACATAACACGGAGAACATATCACACAAAGTCTAAAAGTAAAACCTCGTCATCGCTTTCCAATATTTCCTTATGCTCCTCCTTAAACTTTGCGTTGTTTCTCTTTGCGTAAAGGTAAGGGATGCAATGGATAAACCTTTTCCAACCAATGCAAGAGGAATACTTATGAGTGATGGGAAGGTATATGTTACCACTCATTACTTCTTCATAATCCCACTTGGCGTATGCACCGCAGAAATAAGGAGAGACACGGCATGACATAACCGTAGTAATAAGACTTCTAAGAGCCTCTTTTATTCCATCATAGTGCTTTGGTTTTTTATTGTATTCAAGCATTACTCTGAAATAAACACGAACATCCTTGCGTTTTGCACAATCATTCAATAAGTCAAGAATGTAAGTGAAACTTCTGCATTCATATTTAGCAAGACCGTGAGCAAAGCAATAGCTTCCATCAGGCTTCATCTTGATTCTGATGTCAAAGAAACGGACACCTGCCTCAAGCTGCTCTTCAATGGTCTTGCCTTGACATTTGGAGAACACATTGAACGGTCTCAAATACCAAATGCAAGGGTAACTTGTAAGTGAATTGTGGCTTCCTAACATGTCAACATTCTTTCTTTAGGGGTTCTATACTAAGTTTGTCGGTGGAGAACATCCAATTGCACTCGTTTGCATTAAGGCCATAGTCCTCAAGCAGCTCCTCTGTGTCTTCGTTATAGTTCTCCTCTTTGGTGCCGTCCAATTCAATCTCATAGATCGAGCCAGCGCAATAGTCAAGGACATAACAATATTCCATAGTCTGTTTTTTGGTTCATCAGTTTCTTGAAGACACAGGCCAGCCGTCAGAAGAGGTGACGTCCTCCTGCCCTTCATTCTCAAGGTAGGAGGCGAGCTGTGAGACTTCCTCATTGTGGGTTACGCCTTCCTCGTCAGTGACTGGCTTCAGCTTTGAGATGAAGTACTTTGAGAGGGTGCGGTATCTTGGGTTGGTGTTGTCCATCTCAAGGTTGTACCGCTTGGATGCTTCAATTATGCGCCGCTTCATCTGTTCAGAGGGCTTGTACTCAGGATGTGAGATAAAGAACTTCTTGAACTTCAGGACAAGCTCGTGGGTGTTGCAGCGATAGTAGTAGGGAGTGCCAGGCATCTTGCCTTGCGGGAATGTCTTGGCGAAGTCCTTTGCGAGGGATTCCAGCCACTCTTCATCGTCAATAAGCCCAGTGGCGTCAGACATGAGTTCATCAACGATGTCATTGAAGTGCTGGGTGATGAAGTAGCCATCCTTTTCTTTGACGATGGCCTGCCTTTGGAGCAGCTCATCAAGGGTGGCGGACAGCTTCTCCTCCCTTATGGAGAGGAGGAGGAAGAGCTGTGGCAGCGTGAGCTTATGCTTGGTGAGGAGTTTGGGGGTAAGGTCTAATTTCATTTGTTTTTCTCCTGTTTTTTAGAGGGTCTTCTGATTTTCTTTCTTTTTGATTCAGACGACTTTATTGACTCAAACAGCTTCACTGCGTCATCCATGTTGTCATACATGACGGGGGCTTGAAGGATGTTGCCGTTTTTATCAGGGGTGGGCGCATTAAACATCACGCCATTGCGATAAACCGTATAGACTTCATCGGAAAGCCAATCGACGATTCCAATACGATAGACGTCAAGGCTTGGCGATGCCCAAAAATAGTCATCGGGCTTCTTCTTCTTTTTCTTCATTTCTTTCATAATGATTTAAATGTGATTGCAGGTTAAAGGATGGAGTTGACGGAGGCGCACACTTTTATGAGCTTCTTGTCATATCCCTCGGTCATCTTCTCCATTATCTCCTCCTCACGGGAGTCTCTGTAATAGGGGATGATGATTTTGGGGTGCTTGTGCCTTAGGGCACGGCCCACCCTTTGGATGGAGACAAGCTCTGAGGCGTTGAGGTTGGCGAAGATGCAATACTCACAATCAGTCAGATTTCATACCACTACTACTTTCGTAGCCATTTTTTTGTTTGTGGTCTGGACTATATCTTAATTGAAGAATCTATTAGTTGTACCTTTTATTATTCGGATAACAGCTGATGGCTGTGAAAAACCATATTTTTCTTGCATTTCTCTGTAAAACATCATCTTATTGCCTTTTACTGTGGTATCTACGTGTTTAAAGGCTTCTTTTATGAAATGCACTTGTTCAGGAGTTATTCTCCTTTTCCACTGTTTAAGACTAAGAACTTTAGGGTCTTGCAAGCCTGTCCTATAAGAATGAATAGTGTTGTAGGAACTACTTACCCATTCTAAATTAGTGACTGCGTTATCCAATTTATTTCCATTAATATGGTTAATCTGTAGTTTGTCATTATCGGGAAATCCAATAAAAGCATGGGCCTCTAATCTATGGACAAACCAATTTTTTCTTTTTCCTTTATATATCCAAGTTACATAATAGTAGCCATTATGGTTAATATGAGGAGTCAGAATATGTTGTCTTTTGTTTCTATATCCATATTTGCAATGAACTTTCCGTGCTTTTGCTCTTACTCTTCCTAAAGTGCTTACTTCGTATCTATCATCCATAGGTACATCTTTCCAGATTTCTTCAATTTCTACCATTTCAATTATAATTTTAATAATTTACTCCCCTTCCGAGGGATAGTCTCTACACCTTCCTATTTCACAATAGGCTTGGCTCGGTATTAGCAGCTATCCATGAATGGACCTTAGCCTTTCTTAGAAAGTGTATTCGTGCTTTATCCAAGCCTTATTTAACTTTTACCGAATTAGATAGATAAGGGCAAACTATCTTACCCCTTCATTGAGCATTTGACAAGCCGTGATGTGGTTTATCTTTCTGTCATTGAACTGCTGGAGGTAATACTCCGCCATGCCATTCTTGGAATGGATGCAGTATTTGCCAAGCACTTCAGTCTGCTCGATGGACTTGCAGAAGGTGAGGGTTCTCCTGCTCTGCAAGGCATGGAGCAAGTCATAAACAAACTGGTTCTTACAGTTGGCGAGGAATGTGAGCCTCTTGTTGCAGAGTTGCAGCCATTGGAACTTGACGCCCTCGAAGTGGGTTCTCTCAAAGGAGTTCTTCCTGTAGAGGATTTCATTGTTGAGCCACTGGAGGTATTGCTTTCTGGTGGCCCTCAGCTTGGCGTGTACCCTCTGCTTCTTGAACTTCCAAAAGTCAGTGGCGTAAGTGCCAGTATAGATGTGCCCTTTTACCTTTGGGTTAATCTCTATGGTCTCCGTCATCCTCTTGTTGTCAAGGGTGAGAGGGAAGAGTATAATCTCAGGCTTTGGCAGCACGTCATCCTCAATGGCGTCCTGCAAGGAAGCTGAAACAAAGGCTGCATGGAAGAAACACCTGAGCCATTGTTTAAGGACTTTGGGAAGCGTGGCTGAAAGGAGCAGGATTTTGTCATTTACTATGAGTGACTTGAAGAGGTCTTGCCTTAGCTCTGAACGCAAGTGGTGGGCTTCATCGGCTATCACTATGTCGAAGGCTTCTCCAGCGTGCTTCTTCAAGGACTCATAGCACTCTATGGTAAGGGTGGGAGTATTAGTGAACCCTCCCCACTTCCTTATCTCGCCAAGCCAGTTTTGCTTGTGGACGGTCTTGGCTACAAGAAGGAGGATGTTCAAGTGGGGCTTCTTGACGCAGAGGGTGTTCACCAAGTCAATGGCTTCTTTCGTTTTTCCGTAGCCAGTGGGCAGTTCCAACGCAATGCATTTGTTGTGCTTGAAAGACTCAAGCGCAATGGAGTGTATTTCTCGTCTTGTCATGTAAAGGTGAAAAGATAAAAAAGTGAAAGGGTGATGTTCAGGCGTAGGCTGCGTCATGCTCCTCTATGGTGGAGAGGAGGGAGTCGGCCTCAAGGGAGTCAAGGTAATCAACGGCGTCCTTTGTGGAGGCGTCATTCAGGTCATGCAGGCACTCTGAAAGTGCGTCACGGTAGCCTTGCGCATAAAGGGAGAAGTCCTTGTCATAAAGGTGGAGGCGGGGCTTCCAAGTGGCAAGGAGGGATTGCAGGATGTGGTCATTCATCGCTCGCCTCCCTTATCTTGTGTATGAGGAAAGCCATGGCGCACACTATGACCGTCAGCATGGCGAGGCTTTCAATGAGGTTTATGTTCATGGTGGTGTTCTTTACAGGGTGAAAAGGTACTTGTGGCATGGCCTTTTTGACCACAGCCGCCTCCCTTTGGAGTCATACCAGGCGTAGGGCTTCCAGTATTCAAGATAGACTTTCTTGTGGTTGCCTGACAGCAGTATGGTGGCGATGCGAGGCTCATACACCTCATAGAGCCTATGGAGGTAGAGGAGCAGGGCAAGGATGAGGAAGGCGGTGAAGATGAATTCGGATGGTGTCATAATCAACGTGCTATATAGTATTCATAGCGCAGGGCGTGGAGGTCATGCTTTATGCCGTTGCACACTTGCTGCACTTCAGATGCGGGGACTCCTGACATGGATATGGCTTGCGAGCATCCGTCAGGGAGGTAAAAGGTGGCTGTAATCATAATAGTTATGAGTCGTGGGTTTTTCTTTGAGATGAGGGCTGTGGGCGCAGCGTCATGCCTTATTCGCACAAGCCATGCCCACAGCGGATGAAAAAGGGCTCCTTTAGCGTCCGAACCCCAAAAGGCGGAGTATGCGCCTGAACACCGTGGGGGAGCTTGGCTGCCCTGCCCCATTTTTCCTGTTGAGGCACTTGTGATGTGCGGAGGCTGTGAAGAAGAGCGCATTTTCAGGCTTCTTTGAGAGGACTTGGTACCACCTGGTGGCGCAGGCCCCTGGTGAGCGGCCAGTCTCTTCGGACACTATGAGGAAACACTTGTGTAGGTTTTGAGGGAAAGCCATAACCTGACGAAGAAGCCTACTGTCTTCAGCTTCCGTCCATCGTCCTGAACGGTTCACGATGATAGTCTTAAATGAAGTGAATGTATGAATGTGCGGCCTTTCTCTTTGCGGGAACAGGCCGTTTGGAGTTTCTTATGTCGTAATGCCGTGAAAAAGGCAAATGGCGTTATGCTCACGCACTGCGCCATTTGGAATCATAAAAACTAACCTAAAACTTAAAACAAACCTTAGTCAAAAACAATACAAGCATAAAATGAACGGCTCTCGCCCCTACGCTTGCCCTTGTCAGTGGAAGATTAGGATTGTGACATAGCAGCATGCGAGGAACAGGAGCGTGTATATGGTGCTGATGAAGGTGTCTTTGTCCATGACTATTTAGTGTTGAGGGATTGCTGGGTGTTGATGTAGTCTTCAGTTATCTGTTTGATTACTGGGTTGAGCTTCTTGTTGAAGGCTATGAACGCCTTTGAAGACTGGTGAAGCTCTGACTTGATGTCTTCTATTGCGGATTGTCTTGCTGTCATTGTTTTAATGGTTTTAAAGGGTCATAGCCGACGCCTCCATAAACTGTTCTTGCTTATGGAGCATCGGCCTTTTTGTGATGTCAGCTTTTGAACAGGGGCTTCTTGCCCACTTTCTTGTGGTCAAGGAGGTAAAGCTCCGCCTTGCCTTTAGCCTTGCTGAACATGCAAATGGCTACTTTTTGTACGTACATGGTGGTAATGTTTAAAGGGTTATTTTGAGTGTAGTCTAAAGGAGTCAGTCTCGCACTCCACATCAAGGCAGTAGTCAGGGTTGGCTTGCCAAAGGGAATCCAAGTAGTGATGATATGCAGTGACGCTCCTTTTTGGTGAAGAGGCTGAACCTGCCGTGATGCCAGCCATGGCCAGTATCAGGCAAAAGAGTATAATATGCTTCATTGTTTTAAAGGGTTGTGTCTTAAAAGGGCAGCCAAAGAGGGAGGACTCAATGGCTGCTGGAATTATTAAAATGGCGTATGCTAAGAAGCCGAGAGGATGGTGGCCATCACTGGAGGGGCGGACAAGAGTTCTATACAGCGAATTGAAAAGGATGCCGCAATCTGTGGTGGCCACCGAAGGGGATGCATTAAGAGTATAGCCTTGATTGGGCTTCTCTTCTGTATTGGGAGTATTCAGAATCATACTCATCAGAGAAGCCATGCTCTCCTGGGATTATGATGTCGAAAGGCACTGCAAAGGATACTCTTTCCTTAGTCTCCTTGCACCATCCTACTATGGATTTGCCTCTAATGACGATGGTGACATTGAGGTTCAGCACATCAAAGCAGTGGCTTTTGCCATCATTAGACTCTGACATAAGCATGTCATGTATGTCCTGTGAGATTGGAAACTGTTGGCATTGTCTGTTTCTGTGGTATGACAGACCTGGCATCCTCATTCCAAACAGCTTTTCTGTTGCTGTCATGGGATTGTGTGCCATGAAACCCATGTTCCAGTTGGGATAGGTTTCTCTAAATTCGTTTACTTGTAACACGGTTTTGTTGTTTTAAAGGGTTGTTTTTACGCTTTCCATCTGCATTAAAGAGGCTTTGGACTCTCAATATTTGTAATATTGGCTGCATTAAAAGTGTGAAAATGGGTGTGTTTTGTTGGGGTTGTGGGGAGTGGGTTGGCGTGATAGGGGCAGTAAAAAATGAGATAGATAGGATAAGGTCGTAAGTTTTTGTTTTTTGTAAAATTAAAGGAGAAGACAGAGAGAAGGCATTTTACATTATTTATATATCCATAACACATTGATATACAATAGTTTACAATTTTTTATCTAAATAATTTCTTTAGATGTTTGGTTATTGCATTCCTTTTCTATATCTTTGCACCGTCCATCCAAGAACCCACTTGGATAACCTCCTGAAGCAACTGATGATAAAGTTAAAAAGTGAAGGAGCAGACATCGGGTAGTATTCCCAGTATATATTATTATGTACATGTACATTAAATTATACACATAGGGAAGAGGTTTCTCCGATAGGACAAAAAGAACTTGGGATATAAAACATCTCCTCTTGCTTAGCTGGGTTTCAAAGGATGTTTAAAGCACACGGAAAAAGAGGGATGCGAGTAAATAGGTGATGAACACAGTATCGAGAATGCTGACATCAGAGCTTATGACCCTGGATGTGGAAGTTCCCAAGTTAATGGCTTAAAGTGATTTAAGTTCGCATCTGAGCAGACCCTGCGCAGCAAGGGATTATTATATTCTTTTCCGAACTGATAAAAATAATTTTAATTTTCAATCATAATCATCTAATTTACAGAAAGAAAGCCACATTATTCTTCGGAATGTGTTTACATCTAAAACTGCATTATTCTTTATAACCCTCGCTTTATGCTTATAGTATAAAGGTGGATGTTACTCCATTCGGTCTTAGGGTGATAGATTGCTACTTATTTAAATCCAAAGAACCAATCCCACAGGGTTTCCCCTGTGAGATGGTCTGCTCTCCTTAATAGCTCCACAACGTAGGAGCTGGAGTAGCGGTTTTGTGAAGAGTGGGTATCTCCACCTCTTCACCATCGTCATTCACCGTGTGAATGACTGAGAATGAGAGCAGACAGATAGCCTGCTTGAGAGTGGCTCCAGGCTTTGACATCTCTGCTTGCAGGATGTCAGCACCCTCATCACTAATGTAGCCTCGCTCATCAGTGGTGCCGACGAAGAAGAGCTTGCCGCTCTTCGTCTGCTTGATTTCCAACTTTGAGTTGCGTGCTGCGAACTCACTTCCTGAACACTGGTCTGTGAATGTAGTCTTCATAATGACTTCCGTTTATTATGTTTACCCCTGGTGAACTGTGTGAACCAACGGGGAGGGGTGTAACCCCATTGGCCAAAGGCCAGGGGGAGTATGGGGTGGGAACACTCCACTCATACACACAAACCATTTTCAAAAAAAAATTCAAAATTTTTATTTTGCACATCAAGCAATTATAATTTTCATTATCTTTGCAAAACATATTGGAAATGTCTCCAGTATTTAATTAGAGGCGTTATACCTATTTCTTGCATGTGAAAGCGTAGGAATTTTAACCACTAATCAATATAGCTTGCTGATATAAAAAGAAATAACCGTTTTGTGAGAATTGGCAAGTAACAAAGTGGTAACAATAGTGTACTTTTATCCTCAAAAAGCGGTTATCTTGATGCAAATATACAACGATTTTCTTAAACTCGGTGCGGTTCAGCTGATAATTTTTTCTCCTGCTTGCAAGCGGGCGTGTGGGGATGCGTCTTTGTGGGTAGCCTATCTTTCATTTTTGGGGCTTTTACGTTGCGTGTGCTATAAAGTGCCTACCCTTGCCAAATTGTGCGCTTACAGGGCAAACAAAGTGCCTTTTTCTGTGTGTTACTTGTTGCTCTCCCTGTCTTGCGCTTGTAATGATTACTTTTTGCCGTGATTGGGGTTTTTCTGTGGCTCGTGTTGAAAAAGAAACAGGGGCAAAGGTGGTCGCCCTGCTCCTGTCTCTCCTGTTACTCGTGGATGCGCTTTTGTTACTCATCCCTGCTTGTCGTGTTGCTTGTCGTAAAACTCCTTGCAGGGGCAAAGTGCGCATTTCATTGGTAGGTAGTAGTGGATGCGCTCTTCATCCTCCTTGCGCTCGTCCTGCTGTTTCATCCGTGTTATGTCCGCTATCCTCGCCAATATGTCTGTGCGTGTCTTTACCTCGGTTGCCGCCTTGTATTGCCTTTGCAGCTCCATTAAAAGGTTGTCTCGGTCTGTAAGGTCGGGCGTGTCGCTGTCCGTGGTCTCTTGCGCCCTCCTGTACATAGCGGCTTTGATGTCCTTAACGTATGCTTGGCAATGTGGTAGGCGTAGCCAACGCAACGCCTGCCGCTGTTGGTTTGTAGCCGTGGCGGTGGTGGCGGGTCGTACAAGTTGGTAGGCTGTCAACAAATCATCTGTGAGGATGTAACCACACAATGCCACTTTTTCCCTTGCTGATAGGTCGTGTGTCTTTGCCATTGTTACCCTCTCGTTAATCGATACAAAACAAACTCATCCGCAACGTAACCCGTGGGTGTGGTAGTCAACGCCTTTTCTATCTCTAAAAGCGGTTTCCTGCCCTGTGCTGCGCATAGTTGGTTCAACTCGTTCAAAGACTTTGAAACGCTTTCAAGCCCTGCGCCCAACTCCATTTCTTGGGGTGTAAACTTAACGGTCGCTGCTTTCTGCGCCTGTCGTTTCACGGCTGCATCTTGCAGGGTTATTTTACCCCCTGCCACTGTCGGGGATAGCCCCAGCCGTTGCAGTTTAAGCAATCCCCCTTGCAGACGTGCTGCAATAGGCGCACACTCATTATACAGGCGGTTAAACTCATCCTCAAACTGCGCTTTTATAGTCTTGGGTACAAACTTGCCGTTGCCTAACAGCTCGGCTTTTCTCTCATCCATAAGCCGTGCAAGTGCTTCGGGTGTAAAGCCTTTTGCCTGTTCAATGTCGGCAAACTCAACGCCCAATTTTTCTTTCAGGTCTTGGATGTCGTAGTTAGCGGTTTCAATCGCATCATCTACGTCCTCACAAAAGGCATATAACAGCCCCTCAATTACAATGTTGTTTCTCATTGCGTGTTTATAAATTTTTATGTTAAACTTATCGCCGTGGCGTGTGGGATGTCGGTGGCGTGTGGTACAAATTCAATCCCAAATCTACCCCTTATTATAAGGGAAAAGCCACCTACCGCCCATATATCACCACGTTCCTAATGTCTGCGTCCAACTCCCTTATTAGGTCGTTTGTGTCGCTTATTTTTGCGGTCTGTCGGATGTCTCGCAACCTCGCTTTTGCTCGTGGTAGGTAGTGCCTATCTTTCACCTTGTCTTTGATAGCCAACAAGACGCTTGCTTCCTCATCGGGTGTGATATGCTGTAAGGCATAGGCGCACACAATCTTTACAATGTCGGCTGTGTTTAGGTCGGTTGCCGTTAGGTTGGCAATATCCACTGCCCTGCGCTTCTCAATAGAGAAATAAGCGTCTGCCCATTTCTTTACAAAGCGATTGTAAAACTTGCTGTCGTACAGGGTTGCGGCTGTCACCTCGCCCCACTTCATTTGCTGCTTTACTCGCCCCATTAGCCTTAACTCGTAACGCAACAATTTGGTGTCCTCGTAAACCGTTGGCACATCCCCCTTGCGGTGTTCCACTTCTCGCCGTTTGTCATAAAAACATAGGCGTTGGATTGGCTTTTGCACATCTTGGTTAAAGTACAATGTTTCCGTGTTTACAGGCACTCTTTTGTACCGTGGTCGTGCCGCCAACAGCTCATAATACCTTTGTGGCTCATACTTCATTATAAAGTCCTTGCTGCCGTCCAGCCTTTGCACCTTCGCGCGGTTCATATCAACGTGGAACGTGTCTGACAACGCCGTTACAGCGTCCTGCATCTGTCGGCGGTTCAATGTCGTAGGCTCGTAGGGCAAAAACCACTTGGCAATGCTGCCGCAAATGTACATCCCTTGCCCGCTCATCGCAATGCGCAAGTTGCGGTGGTGTCCTTTTGTCGTTACCTCGCCTGTCTCAACATCCGCAACGCTCTTTGCGTCCTCTATCACGGTGGCGGTCTGCTCCCAATCATCCGTTGTGAAACGGTCGTAATATAAATTAACGGTGTCATACATAGTGGTACAAATTGAGTTCCATTTTACAACTTTAACGTGGCGGTCTTGCGTGTCTCGGTTAACCAATCATCAAAACCGCCTGCCGCTAACTGCGCCCTGTAAGCGTCAATGAACGCCCTGCCGCCTGTGATAACAACCACCTCCAACGTGGCTTTGTCGTCTGAAAAGAGAAACAAAAAGCCGTCATTTCTCACTTCATACAGGGGGTTATCCTTGCCGTTTTTCAGTCGCTTGTCGGCTGACGGTTCGCCGCTGCCTACCGTGGTACTGTCGGGGGCAAATCTAATGCCACTAAAATTAAGTGTCATTCCTTTTGGATGCGCTTGTACGTTTAGGGTCGGTGTGGTCGGTTCGTGTTGATAGTTGGGGTTGCGGTCGTTTGGCACAAGCGTGAAGTAAAGCAACCCTGTGGGGCTTGTGCAAGCCTCCCAACCCTGCCAATAGCCAGCCTGTGCAACCACATCGTAGCGTGGCACTTTCCGTGGCTGTGTGCCGTTCTTCTTCGTGGTCTTGTAGGCGTTTAGGGCAAACCTCGCATACGCACATATCTTTGCGTCAATCATCGTGCGCCTCCTTTCCGTTTCGCCGTAGGTGTGGGGTTCGCTACAAGATATGCTGCCGCCTGTTGCTCGGCTTCCTGTGTCGTGCTTACCCGGTTCTGACGCATCCAGTCCTCCACCTCCTTGCGGTCAAAGTAGATTACTTTCCCCTGCGGCTTGTAGTAGGGGATTTGGTGAGTGCAAGTCAGCTTGTAGAGGTGGCTGCGGCTGTAGCCCGTGAGCAATGCCACGTCCTCCAAGTTCAACACGTTCTTTGCCGCCAAAAGGCTGTAAGCCTTGATTTGGTCTAACTCTTGTCGTAACTCTTCCATGTTCCTGTTTTTTGAAGAGTTGCCACCCTCCCCGCCTGTCAACACATACAGGCTTCGTTCGTGGTGTGGTCTTGGGCAAAGTGTGCTGTCATTGCCTTTGACGGTGCAAAAATAACCTATCAAAAGCAATGATAATCAATAAGAAAATAGAACTAAATGGAGCTTTATATTACACTCCATTTCATCCCATTTGTTCCCACTTTTAGAGAGTGCATCTATCCTCCAAAAGTCTTTTCATTCCCTCTATCTCAATCGGTGTGTAAGCCTGTAAGCCCATATTCATATATTTTGCAAAACCGCTCTCACTGCCTATATCTTTACAATCTTTTTCTATCGTTCTAAATGTTGGCTTTAACATTATCCCCTGCTTGATAGCAACTAATATCACCAAAGCCAAATCTTTGCCCTGCTTATTATCACACAAAGCCTTGACCTTATCGTAATCGGTCTGTTTGGTGTTTCTTACGAAGAAATTAACAAAAGGTTTTGTTTTCCTTCCTCTTTGCTTTGGCTCTGTTGTCCTCTTATGACTGCCGCCATTGCTCGGTTGTGCCGTGGCTGCGGTCGGGGGCTGCGTCGGTTCATTTGCAGCCTCAACAATGTTGCCATAAAAACCGCTTAATGCTCCATACCACTCCCTTGTGTATACTCGTATCTTTTCTAAAGCCTCATAATGTTTGGTGTATGTAAATCGTTGTTCTCTACTAACCGCTTCTCCTGTCTCTTTGTCGTACTGCTCGACAACAAAAAAACAATTCTCAAAATCCATTGTCATTGTTTCCTGTGCAATGTCTGCATCGTGTTCTATTGATGTCAACACTTCCCATAATCCTTTCAAGCTCGGTGGCATATAGCCGTTGCATACATTGAGAAAATCATTTAATAGTGGGTAGTAACATACAAGTGTATCTGTAAAACGGTCTGCACCATCTTCCACAAACATATCATAAAGGCATTTAGGCTCATAAAGGTATCTCGTACTATCGCCGTAAAACAACCTCAAATGGTCTGCCTCGTGCATAATGTCAGAAACAGCATTTGCAAAATCTGCATATGTCGTTTTGTTCTCGTCCATCGTCTTTGTCTGAAAAATGAAAAATAAAAATTTTGAGCGTGGGTTAAATACGCATATACCACACCCAAAAGGGGGGGGCGTACCCCCTACCTCGGTGCGGTGCGTGGCTCATCACCCCCAATCAACACTATCAACCCTGTTAACCGCATCATCCTTTTTCTTGCTGATTATCTTTGCGTATATCTCGGTTGTCGTTACCTCCTTATGACCTAACAACTTGCTCGTTGTGTAAAGGTCTGTTCCCAACGTCAACATCATTGTTGCAAAGGTATGCCTCGCAACGTGAAATGATACGTGCTTCGTTATCCCCGCATCCTCTACCCATTGGGGCAATAGGCGGTTAATATAGTTCTTGTGGGGCAATGTAAATACGTGGTCGGTCGGCTTTGCCGTACCCCTGTCGGGCATCCATTGTAAAGCCTGTTTATTCAACGGCAAATACAGGGGGTCTTTGGTCTTTTTCATCGTTAACGCAATGCGCCATTGCTCACCGTCCTTTGTTATCATATCCCAACGCAAAGCCTCAACATCACTAATGCGCAAGCCACAATAACAGGAAAACAGGAAAGCCCTTTTTACCGCATCACTCTTGCAGGGGGTATGTATCAAGCGTTTTACCTCGTCAATAGTAAGGTAGCAACGTTGGCTCTCTGGTGCGCTTATCCTGTCAACCTTTGCTATCTTGTTAAAAGGGTTGCTGTCTATAACCTCGGCTCTAACAGCCGCATTTAAGGCGCAAGTAAGGCACACGCAATAGTTGTGTTGCGTTACCTGTTTCAGTGGCTTATGCTTCGTGGGGGATATGTACGTTGGCAAAAAGGCAATAAAGCCCTTTATATATTCCTTGTCAACGTCTTTCATCATCACCTTGTCGCCCTTGTATTTGCGGCAAATCTCTTTCAGTGCGTCAATAGGCATTGTTGTAACTCGCCCTTTCCTCACTTGGTCTATGTCGTACTCATCCAGCCAATCAAGTAGCAACATCTTTCCCTTGCCGTTGTCGCCCTTAATACCTGCCTTGCGTTGCTTAATATCCAATACACGCTGCGCCTTTATAGCGGTTGCCGCATCCATTGTGTTTGCGTTTGCCGTCTTGCTTGCCGCATCCGTCTCGGGTATTAAGTACAGGTGTAAAAACTCATAATTACGCTTGCCGTCTTGGTATATATCCAAATACAGGCTCTTGTTTCCGTTTGCCAACTGCTTTTCACGGATGCGCACTGGCTCTTTTGCCTTTGTGGTTTTCTTTGTCCTTGCCATATCTGATAAATTTTATTGTTACCGTGTGCAAAGGTACAAATAAAATCTGATATGGGTAACAAAACGAGTAACAAAAATGCACCAATAAAGAGTAAAATAACAGAAAATAACATTTGGCACAATCCTTGTAAAGCCTTTATTTTATTGGCTTTTCATTGGTTCTTATTTTCCTTTTGTGTGTTAGTTTTCAAAAGTAGGAAACTTAACACAGCAGACAAGAGATTGGCATAATAGCCTCCACGTGTATAGCGTGGAGTTGCTATTGTCATGTCTGTCTGCAAAAGGTTTTTCCTACCACCTCACATACAGATATGGCTATACAACTCCACGCCTTATGTGTAATTTAAACCTACATAGGAGTTTAAGTAGGATTGGATACTTTATGTGCAATGTTTTATGGACTTATGGTATTTCTTATGATGATTATGGTGTCGCATATAATGAGAATTATGAAGAACTATTGTATTTTCCTAAATCTTTTAGTCACCCCTATTATAAAGTTATTGAGGGATGTAAGAAAATATCAAACAGGACTTTTAAAGAGTACCTCTATACTAATTCTTGTTCTGGAGTAGAGTTTATAAAAAGAAATTATCCCATTTGTTTAGAAAGTATATCAAATAAATTTTATATTGCTGGTAAAATGGGGCATACTTATTTAGCAAAGGGTGTATATGAGTATATAAAAGAAGAAATGTGTCTCGGAAAAAGTTTATTAAGAGTAGTGTCTTCGCTTGTATATGTTTCTCTTTATGATAAAGATACCAATCATCATATTCCATACTTAATATCTCAATCTCTTTATACACCATTGTGTGCCATTGAGCTTCCTCGTAGTTTATCTACTATAGGGGAAAATGCCATAAAGATACTCAACCATTTAAATTTAGTAATAGTGCCAGAAGGAATGTCTGTTTTTTATAGAAAATTACTTGGAGCAAATGCTGCTATTGTTGAGGAACAAGAATTGAACTATAAAGATGTTTTTTCTTCATATCCAACATATTATGTGAATAGCAATTTATTAAATTGGACTCAATATAAAAGTAAGTATTCCTGTAGAAAAAATAAATATATAGAAGATATTACCATATTAAAACATATAGAAAGCAAATATATCTATCCTATTATCTTATTCCCGAATAATTTAAAAAGGCAGTTAAACAAAAAATTAAAAGAAGAAAGCTTTATACCTAAAGAGGTCATGGTTGATTTAATAATGAATGATATTAATGTATGCTCTACTTTATGGAAAAGCCTTTGTAAGACAGTGGATAAGATAGTTAAAGACGACAGGCATTTACAACATGGAGATTATGAATATGATATTTATATAGACTTGAAATATGAGTTTCCGAACTCTGTGTACAGAGAGTATCGTAAGGGTAAGTATCAACCAGATATAATTATAAATTTAAATAATGAAATTTTTATAGACATAGAAATAGATGAACCTTATACTGCTGATACATACAACCCAATTCATTATATAGGAAGTGCCGATGAGGAAAGAAACGCTTATTTTGTTTCAAATAATTGGACTGTGGTCAGATTTGCACACGAACAATTAATCAGAAATGGGAACTACCATCATTGTGTAAATATTATAGTTGCAATAGTCCAATTTCTAAAAACGGGTGAAACTTCTCATTTACTGCCCATTTTTTCATTGCGTAGATCCCTTAAAGAAGTGCCAAGATGGACAAAAGAAGAATCTGAAAAAATGGCAGAATTAGATCTAAGGCAGTGGGGCTACGTTTGGAATATAGAAGAAGAAATTAAAAAATTAGAAGAATGGAGACTTGAACAAGAAAATTTACCCCGAGAGCCTGAGAAATCAGAACCAGAGCCGGATATAGGATTTGCAACACCAAATGAATGGTTTACTTAATTTAGCCATTCACTGCTAACCCAATAATCACATAACCATCTAATCCTCACCACTTTACAAATTCCAAAAATAACTCTTAGCACCATTAGGCAGCATAAGACACTATCATTACCTTTGCAATGTTCTGGAACAAAACGTATTATTAACATTAAAAAGATTTTGAAAAATGAGTGACGCAAAGACTTATGTATTTGGTAATGAAGGCAATTCCTCCAATGGAATGCTTGGTTTGATTGCACCACTGTTGTAGCAAAGAGGTCTTGACCCTAATATGGTCATGGCTATGATGAACAACAAGAATGGCTTTGGCGGTGAAGGCAGTTGGTTCATCTGGGTAATCTTCCTCTTCTTCCTTATGGGATGGGGAAACAATGGATGGGGAAATAATAATGGCAATGGCAGCTTGCCTTTGGCGAACTTCCTCAACAATGACAATGGCAGGGAACTTCTTATGAGTGCAATACAAGGCAATGGCACTGCAATATCTTAGCTGACCACCACACTTAACTGCGATGTAAATGCCATACAGACAGCAATCAACAATGTAAGTTCCTTGGTGAGTCAGGTAGGCAGTCAAGTGGGCCTTACAGGACAGCAGGTGGTGAATGCAATACAGCAGGGTGACATGGGAATAGCGCAGCAAATGGCTTCCTGCTGCTGTGACATCAGGACTGCGGTGAACACCCAGGGCTATGAGACAAGGATTAACAACCTTAACCAAACCAATCAGCTACAGCAGGCAATAAACTCTGTGGCAACTGGGCAAGAGAGGGGCTTCAGCCAGTTGGGTTTCACCTCACAACAACAGACCTGTGACTTGCAGAACACCATCAATGCTGGAGTGCAAAGGATAGTTGATGGACAGAATGCAGCGGAGATGAGGGACTTGAACAGCAAGATAGCTTCACAGGCGGAGGAGCTTTCAACATTCAAGACTGCAAACATCATAGCCCAGCAGCTTACTCCCATCAATGGAGCGATAGCGGCATTGCAGACACAGGTGAATGACATAAAATGTGCTTAGCCACAGACGGTAACATTGCCTTACAGCTGTGCAACGGCAGTACCCACAGTACTTGCCCAGTATATGTATGGCAACCTGCTGAAGACTGCGGCGGCCACCACTTCAACGACAGCAACAGCTTAAAATAAACAATTATGTTCAGTGCATTAAGACAAAACTGTCTGGTTTACATACTGGACAAGAAGGACACTCCAATATTGAGGAAGGGAACGGTGCTTTCCGTGACAGCTCCCAGAGCCAAGGCACAGGGTTTATACAGCAACCCTTTGGACATGGTTGTGGACATCAACATTAAGGTCAGTGACACACAGGAGACGCTGAAGAACATCCCTGCAAACCTGAGCATCGCCAATGACGGCACTATGGTAATATCAGAGACAAGGGAGGCGATGTGTTCAGAGGTGGAGTCAATGCTGGCTTCAAGCAGGCAGATGATGGAAAGTGTGCCTTATCACAAGAAAGTCATTGAGACTTGTGATGATATGCTGAAGGAGTTGAACCCTCAGTTTGCAAAGGAAAAGCAGCAGGAGGAGAAGATTTCTGCGTTGGAGGCAAAGATAGGAGGCATTGAGACTTCCATAGGAGACATGAAACAGATGCTGGCTTAGGCGTTGAACAAAAACTAATGAAAGGATAAGATTATGTATGTAGTTGAAATGACGGAAGACAAGCTGTCTGGACTGTCGGAGCATATTGAGAAGGCACTTTCTCACATGGGAAGAGTGGTGCAGTGCATCTCTGAACTGGAGGAGGACAGCAAGCAGTCTGAAATGAACGAGAGGCATCATACTGGGTATGGGAGGAGTTCCTACAGAAACTTTGACAGGGACTATGATGAGTACGGAAGAGGGCGTGAAGGCTCTGGCAGGTACTCAAGGTATTGACAATTTGGGGTAAGGGTCTTTGCACTCTTACCCTTTTAACAGTTAAACATTAGATTATGAGAAGAACGGCACTTGACATATATGATGACATGCCAACTCCCATGAGGAGGTACATATCCAACTATGGATGGCATTTCAACAGGGAAGCGTTTGAATACGCCGTATCCTTGATGAAGAAGAAAGACTCCACAGGCAAGGAAGTGGAGGTGAAGGCGTACACTAAAGACCAAATACAGGAAATACTGAAGAGGTATGGAGTGGCTTTGGAGAATGACACATTGTATGATGGGGCTTTCGTGTATCAGATGGGGCTGGATGACTACTTT